TATAGTTGTTATCTATTATAATATCAATCTTTAGTTAAACCTTTAGTAAACTATAAGTATACTTATAGTTGCCCATAGTATATCTCTTTTGGATTTTTGATTGTCTTTTTGGTGGTCATTCTTTTCCTCTTCTATCTGTGACGCTTTTCTCAGAGCTTTGCAGGCGTTTTGAGCACCTTTTTATTTTACATGACGTTTACTATTCAAATCATTATAAAAACGTCTGCAGGTCAAATTTGAGCGTCTTATATGGGTTTAATGTTCTTTGAGGTTTCCTGTAAGTGCCAATATGTAGCCTTTAAGTGCCCGAACGTCTCCCGTATAACAGATTTAAAATAAAGAAAGTTTAGCACGCTCGGGACACTTTCAGTCCCACTATTGTAAACTTTATGTGAACTAAATTTAGCACCAGGTACTAAAAATTTAAAAAATAAGCGTATGTTTGCTAATTGCTAGGCTCCTTGTAGATATTGACAGTGACAAAATAGTGACATAAAGTAAATAGAAGTAGTCCAGCAGGTAAAAGAAATAGTATATTGCATTCTTTGCGCTGCCCCTTCAATTCCCCTGCATACGCTGGCGCAGGCATGTGCGCATGTGTGCATTTTTTATTATAAAGGAAGGAAAAATCATCAGGACTCTGCGTGGTTCCCAAGTGTCACCCATATGGGGGGAAGTGGGAGCGCGCGAACTTTAAAGCACCCTCTCGCAAAATTTTCTCCAAAAATTCACTTTGAAAGGAGCGTAATATTCATTATGCGGAGACCAAAAGGCGAGGGTTCAGTTACTAAATTATCTAATGAAAAGTTCAGAGCACGTATAGAACTAGAACCAAAAAATGGAAAAAGGAGGTGGCTATCAGTTGTCAGAGATACCGCACCAGAAGCACGTAAAGCCCTTAGGGAACTCTTTAGGAAGAAAGAGATACTAGATGTCCAACAAGAGTATAACGAACTGTTTCCGGCGGTTGTGGAGGATTTTATTCAAGCCTGTAAAATCAAACAATTAAAACCGACAACTATTATGCGTTATGAATTTGTTTTAAAATATTGGATTGATATTTTAAAATACAAGGAAGTATCTAAAATTACCACTAAAGACGTTGACAATGGAATCAAGACATTACAAGACAACTCTTTAAAGAGTGGCACTATACGGCTGTCTGTTATTATTCTTGGTGGTCTATTCAATTATTTAATAAAACATAATCGTTTAAAAACTAATCCGGTAACACATTGTGCTATCCCTAAAAAGGTACGCACTAAGAAAAATATGGAGATTGTAAGTGAAAATGAACATAGACAAATATTAGAGTACCTAAAACCTCTCTATGATTACTTCCGTCTTACTGGTGAAAAGACAATAAAAGCCCGTATGTATATGATTTACCTTTTGGCTTATAGCACTGGAATGCGTGAAGGTGAAATAGCAGGTCTTACTTGGGATAGTCTTAATGTAGACAAAAAGGAATTATTAGTACACCAACAAGTAATAAGAGCTGAAGGAAAATATCAAATAGTCTCCCCTAAGACAGAAGCTTCTTATCGGGAAGTCACAATATCAGACAAACTTATCAGTCTCTTATTGGAGCTACAGAAAACCTATAGGAAGTTAGGTTACTCAACAGACTTCATTTTTGGAAGTCTATTCAAAAAAGATACACCTACTCCACCTGCCAATATAGCAAGAGTTTTCAAACAGTGTCTTAAAGGGGCTGGCATCAAACGACATATTACCTTCCATGATCTACGACACACTCATGTTACCTCTTTACTCGAAGCAGATATTTCTGTCAACACAGTAGCCGAAAGAATAGGTCACGCCTACGCTTCCACTACTTTAGACATCTATGGGCACGTTTTGAAGAAAGCACGAGAGAGTGCGGCAGAGATATGCAAAGATTTTTGAAGATAATCGCCAATTTTGTCGTGTCACTATTATTATCGGACGTTGTTCCAAAAAAGCCACTATCGTGTCACTATTATTGTATTTTAAAGGGTATTTTGAGGTGCTAAAAGGGTTTCTCAAAGCTAGTCGTAAATTCTGTAGAACCGCATAAAACAACAGTTTTAAAGGTTTTTTTGATGGTAGACTATTTTGTGTCAAGAGGTATTATGTATACTTACACATCTTTATTAAGACGTAAGCAGGGAGCCACTTTCCAAGCATTACGTCACTAGCGTGTCACTATAAAAGCCACTATTTCTGAGAGGGTGCTAAAGTCTAAGAACATTGTGACCGACACCATTTTTCAAATTCTTTCTTGTCTATAAGCCACCTGCGACCAAACTTAAAACCCTTAATGATACCGGAGCGTACCAAAAGGTAAATCTTGTCCCGCTTGACACACCTTAGTGTCTGTGCGGCTTCATCGACAGTAAGATATTCTACGTCTACCATTCCTTTTACTCCTTCAATTTATTTTTTTTTTACTACCAATACCATTTATGTTGAACTTCGACACCGTTGGGTCTCATATTATCCGAGGGGTCTAAGTGTACCTCAAAGACTACTGCTTTATTCATTTTATAATTACGTTGGATAGAGACAGGAACATATAGGTCATCTTTATGGTAACCTATACCTACTCCAAGTTCCCATTTAGGTGTCATTTGTTTTACTAAAGGTGTCACGTCGATTTCCGTTGTTACCTTAGCTGTTGACTCGTCTATACGAGTTGTTACAGGGGCAGTCACCATCTGACCATTTACTTTAGCGACATACTTGGTTTCGACAATCAGGTCAGGGTCACTTTTAGTTTCCTTAGGGGTAACCTCCAAGGTGGTCTTAGAGGTTGCCACATAGGGAGCCGTGGTTGTCTCTGTGGGGACTACGGGTGTCTCGTAGTACCGTCTGACCGAGAGTGCAATACCCGCTACGGTTAAGACAATCAACGACAGAATAATGATTTGTCTTTTGGTCATTAGCCCATACCTCCGGCTGTCAATATGACATTCAGGACTGTTTGGGTGACTTTTAGGATGTCTACGAGGGACTTAAGGTCACCTTTATGTAGGGCATAAGAAAAAGCTACAACAATAAGAGCGAAGCTCAGTTTGATGTAGGTCTGATTTTTTAGGTATAAAATTTTTAATTTATTGATGATGCTTCACTCCTTTTTATAAATCAACTAATAGTCAGAGGGAAAGTTACCAAGGAGGTGAGATAACCTTTACCCTTTGACTATTAGTCTTTATCTTTATTGGTTTATCTATTAACAATTAACTTTAGTTCTAAGCTATCAGGGACTTAGAGGAACCTTAAAGGAGTCTTTAAGTATTCTTTAAGTTTCTCCTTAAAGTTATCTTAAAGGAGACCTTACCTTCACTCTATATAACTTTTGGCACCTTTAGTCTCTATATGTGACACTTAGAATTTTGTATTTATGTGTGACACTTAGCTATCGAGGTTATGAGTTAGCCTTATGCAACCATCAATGTTGCCGATAATAGAAGTTGTCGAGCACATTACATTTGTCGATTACCCTACCTGTTGTCTGTTTACGAATACTTTTGATTTTATTAGGGTCTTCTTCCACATACAGAACACCATAGTCAGGGTCTAACCATCTTTCAAGAAGTTCGTCGTTTAACTGCTCAATACCCTGCTGTTCACTCATAGACACCATATCTCTAAAGTATTCAACGCCACCAGCTACTGCGTCAATCCTATCATCGTGAGCTAATGCTCCACGCTCACGTGAAAGGCGGGTCATTTGATAAAACAAAGAATACTGACTGTTTTTCTCATACACCTTATAATCATCTTCGATTACCTGTTTATCGACAATCAATTTATGTCGCATCATAACAGGCTCTAATGTGTCAATAATACGAGCTTCTTTTTGAGCGGAAGCCGCCTTTGCGTCATCTACAACACAACCGGGATAAATCTCTAAAACTACTGGTCTTAGTAATTGAGCAAACATACCATTGCCAAAGTTAGGCTCAACAATAATGGATTGCAGATTATAATACTTAGCTTTAGTCGCTAAAGCCCTAAGAACACTATCGGCGTAACCTTCTTTAAAACCTCCAACTTCTAACAAAAAGATGTAGCCATTCATAAACTTTAAGACAGCATAGGCTGTTTCGTCTTTACCACGCCCGGAAGGGTCAACAAACATAATACCTGTTGTGTACCTTGCTGTTTCTTCAGACCTTGCCAAAGGTGCATAATAATAGTCACCTTTTAGAGCAACACAAGGTAAATCACCATGTCGCTGTCCATTTCCATTTGCCCACGCCCATGTTAAAGACGATGCTTCTATATCCAATGAAGTAACTATTAAATCCGAAACTTTCAGCGGGTATTTCTCCGCATCAGATAAGTTCGTATTAAGTAAGAACTGTAAAGCAAAACCAGCCTTGCCGTAAGACAATCTTTTCTTGTCTATTTCTTCTTCATTGAAACGTGCGGGGTCTGTTGGATAACCAGCGTATGCGTCAGGGTTTTCATCGTACTTATTCGCAATACAAGGTGCTAGTCTATCTCCAAAAACATCATGGATATAGTCTTTACGCTGTTTCTTATCTTCAGGATAGATAATAGGATAAATTATACAACCATAGCCACGTTTTTGAAGTTCATTATATAATGACATTTCATTTTGAGGTGTACCAAGATAAACTATCTGACCACCGGGCTTTAAAATTGCATCAAACTCTTTTACAGCTTCAGAAAGTTTATCTCGTTGGGCTTGTGTCCCCGAGTTATTCGGAACCTCTACGTCATCAGCTAAAAGATAGTCTGCACGGGAACCAGTAATCTGACCTGTAATACCAACGGATTTAACCGACGGAGAAATGTCAGGTGGTATCCCTGCGACATCAAAAGCATTTTGGGTATTTCTTCCTTCGTCGTTTGGACGTAAATCCTGAAGGAAGGATAACGTCATAAAGATACGCCTGATAAAGTTAGCGTTACCATCTGCCCTATCTTTAGATGCAGAAATAATTAAAATTTTCTTTGTTGGTTCTCTCCACAAAAGCCACACACAGAAAGCACAAGCAATAAAAGATTTTGCAACACCACGGAATCCTTCAAGGATAAATCGGTCACTTGGAGGGTTCTGTAAGGTATTTGCTATGTCATATTGGATCGGCGTAGGGTTAGGTAAGCCTATTTCTCTCCAAACGATGAACAGGAAGACCCTAAAGTCCTCCTGTGCCCGTTCCTGCTGTTCTTTACTCCAATTCAATGTCAGTGTTCACCATCAAACATAGGAATTTCATTTTCAGCAACTTTTTGTAATTCAGACATACCCGGTGTCTCAGCAGTGGTCACCTGCTTATTTTGTTGAAGGAATTTTCGCACCTTTTCCAAAAATGCGGGGTTCTTTTTCATTTCGGGGTCAGCCAACCCATCTTTTAAAGCCTGTACTTCAAGAATAGCTATTTCATCTAAAATCTCTTGTGGAATTTTAGTCAATCCTATCACCACCTAGCGGCGTATCCACGGACATCAACATGGACACCCCAAGTGTACCATCCAATACCGTCTGCGCCACATTTTTCTGCTACCTGTGCCAGTTCATCCACAGTCATCCCTTCCGGCAACTGTACGTCAGCCGCCGTACCAAAAACGTGCTGAGAGTTTGATACACCATCTACTTCAGCATTATGTGCAGGGCACCGATAGGCACAAGAGAGCACTAAAGGTTTACCAATATATTGTCGCATACGCTCTAAGACCTGCACGAGTTTAGGGTTAACTCCGGCACCATTATCCATACCGCCACAACCACACTTGCAGGCAAACTCAGAGCTATCAAAGTGTTCCGAAAGTTTCATAGGGATTATTCACTCCTTTTAAATGTTTTATAGATTGTACAAACAATTTGCACTAAAATGTACAGAATGGTCATAACATAGACCATGTCAGACAAAGGCACCCCAAGTACGGAGAGTGTAGATACTCCGACCGGAGGTGCTATTTTTAATACTTCATCGTGAAGATTGTCGTTATTCATTTGTCACTCCTTTAGATGTCACCACCATATTCTATGATTACCCAGCCGTTGTTACCAGAACTACCAGATTCGCCACCACCGTTAATCTCATTGCTGGCTTTTCCTCCAACACCACCTATGCCACCTGAACCATAACTAATTCCAGCACTACCATCACCATTTTTGATGCCTCCTCCTTTACCTCCACCGCCACCGATTGCTGTTATTCCTAATGCTGACGACGTTTCTCCATTATTACCATCACTTGCAGTGTTAACTGTACCATTAACTCCGGCACCGCCTGTACCACCTGCACCAACATGAATGCTATAAGGTTTTGCAGATATAACGGCTTGTGTATTCACAATTAAATTGCCCCTACCGCCAGCACCTCCTGAATAAGCACCACTTGCGCCACCCCCACCACCACCAGCACCTGCAACAGTACTTTTTGCAGTAGTAACCCCCACGGGGAAAGTAACTGTATATGTCCCCGGAGTCCTATATTCAATCTTGTTATAAGGTGGCGTTGCCTGACTCAAAATCGCATAAGTATTCGTACCTTTTTTGACCCTAGCTTGTGTACAAAAGGCATCAGATGTCCCCCCCAGCTTTGCATATGCTTTTGTGTTAGAAGCAGTAACCGTAACATATTCGCCGCCTACTTCTTCTGTGGTACTATAGAGATTGCATGGAACGGCGGCTTCACCATTGCGTTTGACATAAAGTTTCGCATTTAATAATGCCATTTATTCCATCACCAGCCCTAAATCCACATCTGAACAATCTGTGTCAAAAGAAATAGCTTGTACCGACGGAATATCAGTACAAGCCTTTATTTTTACTTTTAGTTTCCTATATTGAAAATGTAGTTCCTCTGAGCGTGTTGCCGCTAAACTATTGATTGCTTCAAAATCAGCAACGGTAACTTCTGTAATACTTTCATCAGCACAAGTCCAAAGCCTAGAAGCAACCCCTGTATTTTCAAGGTCTTCCTTTGCGATACGCATACGTTCACGTGCTTTATCATCGTAATCGAAAAGTTTATCTTTATACTCAATAACAGCTACTTCTTTTAGGTCTCTTTCCGCTTTCATTTGTGCTTCTTTATGAGCCTTTTCGGACTCTAAAGTTGGTTCAGTATCAGGAGGTTTCACCCATACGATACCTACACCTTCTTTATACTCTTGGATATAACCAACTTCACAATCAATATTAGTAACATCAATCCAATATGTCTTTGGGTCAAATATTGTTGCTAAATCTGCTTTCTCCAAGTCAGTCTCAAAGATATAAATTATTTTGCCATATAAAGGCTGTGCGAACCTATTTTTTGCCATTAAATATCACCTCCAAAAGCGATTAAAACAAAGCCACCACCGCCGCATACAGCAACTCGTATTCGTGTTACCCCCTGTGGGCAAGTCCACGTATAAGTGCCGTGCGTTGTCCATTGCATTTCTGTATATGGTGGCTTACCACTTTTTAATATAGCTTTAGTGCCGTTTTTAGTAACACGCCCCATTGTCGCTCTGATGTCATTAGTGTCACCAATAGCGACGTATGCGTTGACGCCATCAATTTTATTTGTGATACTTTCACTCCCCGCTTCTGTTGTAGTAGAGTAGGCTTTAGCAGTTTGCTCTATAGCATCTTGTTTGAAATGTAATTTCTTTATTAATTCAGCCATAACATCACCCTATCCAAAATTCAGCACCATTAGGTAACACCAAGTGTCCCTCTGAATTAAAACGTGCTAACTCTAACCATGCACTCCACTCACCAGCATAATATAATCTGTAAAAAGTTCTACTATCGAAGGGGTAATGGGTGATAACTTGTCTGACATTATTTTCATTCGCCCTATCTACATGAAGAAAGAAAGCAGTTTTCAGAGGTACATTAGTTATAGTAGCCGCTTCAGCATCAGTAGGACTGTGATAGTCCCCTGCCTCTAAATAAGTATCAAGATTACTGTTTGCAGGGATATAAACACTGTCAGGCAACTGATTCTTAGGAACTTTGCCCTCCACCAAGTCCGCTTTATTCGCAAGCATTTCATCACTCTTTGCTTTATCGTAATAATTAGACATATCTACTTTATTGGCGTTTTGTGCGGCTCTATCGGCTTCCTTTTTAGCTCTGTCAGCTTCTTTTGTAGCTGTAGTAGCTGAAGTGTCTGCGCTCTCTTTCAAAGAGTTTACTTCTTCTGTTTTTTCTGTGACAAAGCTTTTAAAAGTATCTTTCAACTGAGTAAGGTATGTCTCTGTTGAGGCTTTAAGGTTATTAATAGCTTCTATGGCTTTATTTTTGATGTCTGTAATTTCAGTAATAGCTGAGTTCTTAACTTTTATCATTTCTGAAATAAAGCCTGTTTTGACATCTTCAACGTACTGTTTAGTTACAGCATCTTGCGGCTCCACAGGGTCACCCACATTAATAATCCTATGAAACCTAGCGTTCCAACCGATAGTCCCTTCCATAACGATACTATTGGTCTTTGTCCAGTCCTGCTGTTCCTCTAAGATATGAAGCTGTTGGACTTGATTAATTGTCATATCAGATGCTTTAAGGACACTCGCATCTGCCCAAGATACCAAACGGTCAGTTGTTGTTTCCCTATAGATCACAACATGGGAACCACTTATAGGAGCCACAGTAAACTCTATTTGACGATTGATTATGACATAATCTTCACCATAGGTTAACACTATATCATCTACATTTGTTTTAACAAAAGAAGTACGCAAATAGTCAAAAGGGATATCAAAAAGTTTCTGTGAACCCGTACCTGTGTAGGTAATAGAGGTCTTTAATTCCGTTGCTATATGTATCATTTCCTTTCTTTTAATGATATAATAAAGACACACCACAAGTGACCTGAAAGGAGACTCATGGCATGTCTGATAGATTAATTTTTAATGTTGTTGTTACTCTTTTAATAGCTGTATGTGTAATTCCAGGTTGCATAGAAAACAGAGGTGGAGCACCAATGTTTGTACGAATAGGTATCCCTGTATTTATGTTAGGGTCTTTTTGGCTTGCTATGTATGCCGCAAGAAAACATTAGCGTTCGGCAAGATGTAATTCGTCAAACATTTCTTCCCTCAACTTCATAATCAAAAGATTATTCTGACCCGGGAACAACGAGAGAGCTTCTTTCAGTTGTCTTTGGGTCATTTCTTTTTCCTGAAAAGGAAGTAACGCTGTTTTACCAATATCAAGTGCCGTATCAACAGCAGGAAGTTGAGCAATTAACCCACCAATACTACCTTTTGGGTCTTCAAACAAATTCTTATTTTGCTGTCGTCTATTAACAGTTGTACGAATTGTGGGCATACCAAAAGGATTGAGACCTATAGCTTCTGCAATATCGTTGGAAGCGGAGAATGCCGACCCTCCTATAGGGCTTCTTACTACACCAGCGTAGGCAAGAGCAGTCGGATTCATATATTTATCTAAATATTCCCTACGCTTGTATTCATTGTCTCCAAACATTGCCCACCCTCGCATATAAGCAACAGTAGCAACTGCGGCGGCATTAGTTGCAACACCAAAAATAGTAGACATCACGTCATCCAGTTCGTGATTAAACACTGCTCTTAATGTCTGACTATGGGTTGCTCTCATGGTAAAGTCTTTGAACTGAAAGAACACTCTCCAAAATGGTGAGCTTTCTTTTAGAAGATTTGTAGTACCTATGGTCTCCTGCGTGATACACCTTTGCGCCTGATAATCAACCAAAGTTCTCAGTTTAGCTAAAGCAGTAGCGTTATCACGTGCGAGACCTGCTAAGTCCATATCGGTTATAACACCATTCTTATCACGCTTCATATAGGTTCTTAAAGTTTCCTTAAAGGCTTCTACATCTTTAATTCCAGCCGCTTCTAATTTTTTCATACTGAAGGGGTTCCGCCATTTAGAAAATTCTTTACCATTACACCACATAGCAACGTCGATCAGTGTATGTTTTCGAGCACTTTCAATCATAAAGTTTGTTAGTTTTTGAAGACCATTTATAGATGATACAGCGGAAGCACCAGTATTTACTACACCAGCAACTGCATCCAACCCTGAAGCTATTTTACTTCCTGTATTATCAACACGACTAAACATATCTGATGATGTCGCTCTAGCATTGTGCCAAAGATATTGATAAGTATTCTCACCAAAAAGGAAGTGTTGAGCTTCATTGGTTATGTCGTCAATCTTCTCACCATATCGCATTTCACGAATAGTTTTACCAAAGATAGGTATTAAATCCAATGCCGCATCAGCCCCCGCATAAGCCATAGTTCCTGATATTTCAGATAACTGGTTGATACCCATATTGGCACCATTACGAGCATAGGACATAGTAGACAACATACGGGTAAAGGCATCAAAATAAGTCTTTGGTTCCTGCTGACTTGAAATACCTCTTAACCTGTCTATAGTAAAATCAAAAGCCTTTAAGTCCTCATACATAGCTGACCTAGAGATTTTCTTATTATTTACTGCGGACTGTAGTTCGTTCTCAATCTGTTTGCGGAGGTTCACAATATTATCTAAAACATTTTCTTCAAACCCATATGCGTTGACATTTTGTCGCACCTTGTTACTAAATAAATTGTGGAGAGATATTTCCCCAGCAGTTCTATTAAGCAAGAAAGGAACAGTGCTGTCAAAATCATAGGAACGCATGGCTTCATCAAAAGAAAAGTCCATACCCCAAGGGTCTTTCAAAGTAGTTGAAGTATCCATAGGAAACCTATGTTGCAGGAAGTCAAGCTGACCTACTTCGTTTGAACGGATGTTTCCGACTGTCATCGAAGACGTATTCTTATCGACAACCCCAGTAGCCCACGCTTTAGCTTCTTTCTCAACCTCTGCTTCTACCATTTCTTCAGAAACTATAACCCGCTCCGGTGCTTTCTTTATGGAACCATCTTTAACACCCTGTTCAATTTTAGCTCTCCATTCTTTCTCTAACCTTTCTTCTAATCGCTGTTTGATAACATTACGTTTAGCCGCCTGTTTTCCGTATTTTGTCAGAAACTCTATAGCTTTTTCGTCATTATCAAACATAGACACGAAATGCGCTCTTTTATCATCGTCAATAAAACGCCAAAATTCGTCGTCTATTGTTTTCCATTCATCAGGCAGAATAGGTTTTCCTTCACCAAAAATTTTGTGACAATTCTTCAGTAAATCAATTTGTGCATCCCTGAGTTCTTTAAGGGCTTTGGCACCTTTCATAACTTCAGGAGACCATGTTTTACCTACATATCCTGCCTTATTGTTGCCATACAGGAAATTATAACATTGAATACATTCTTCATTATATTGTTGTTTCAAAGCATTACTAAAGCGTCCACGTTGTCCTGTACGGGCTACTAAGGCTTCTTGACGTACCTTCATGTAGTTATTGTACGGCTCATTCAGCCTGCCGATTAAGGTTCGTTTCTGAGACTCTGTTGTGACAAAATCTAATGCTTTATTCATATAAGGGTTGTCTAAAGAACGTCCAATAAACTTTTGGAGAGTTTTAGATGCAGAGGTAGCCGCTAAAGTGTATGGAGTCGCAAAGAGTTTCCAACGTGCAAGCATCTTTCCGAGACCACCTATTTCTCCTGTTACTAACTCGTTGACTTCATCCAATTTCTGAGGGTTAAGTATACTTGTCTCAGAAAAACGGAAGTTATGATAAACAGAAGTGCCATCCGATAAAGTCCGATAACCCTGTGAGGTTGCTTTGTGAGAACTTGCTGAACGTGTTATAAGGTCAATAAAATCCCCCTCAGTCATACGCCCTTTAACACCTAAAGTATTCATTCCCTTGTCGAACTTCTTTTTTATATCTCTTATAAGTGGATTATTAGATTTTGCTTCTTCCACAAAATATCCCAAAACTTCTTCGGGGTCTTCTTTATTGACGGCTCTTTTCATTGCCCTTTTTAATGCCGGTGAGGGGTTGTTTCTCATACGAAACTTAAGGTCTGCATATACTTGTTTTAAATCATGTTCGCTAAGAATATGCTTTAGACCATGTGCGCCTTTTTCATGCAAGATGGTTTTCAATAGATCGTCTGTATCTTTCAGATTATCCTTAACTAAAACGGAAATACCTGTAGCGTCATCAAAGATACCTTTAACACCATCGGGTGCGTCTTCTCCTAAATCACGTAAAACACGTTTAGCATCTTCTTTACTAAGGATATAAACACCATTTTCAGGAGTAGCTACACTAACACCTTTAGCAAATGCAGGGTCATGTAGTTTTTCCAGACGTACCTTTAAGTCATCCATATGTTGCACAACGGAAGAAGGTTTTTTCCCTTTCATCACATCCTGAGCGTGTGCCTGAGCATTTATATAAGAAGCTTGTGCATCTTCTACATATTTTAAGCCTTTACGTAAACCTATACCCGCCATATCGAATACAGCGGGAACTGCACCACCAGCAATAGCACTTAGAAATGCCGCCGCTTTGTAGTCCTGCTCATATCCTGTGACCGCTTGCGTAATTCCTCGTTCCGGTAGACTTATTGCTGTATTCGCCGCCGCTAATTTTAGATAACGGGATAATGTACCAACCTTGCCCGTAGTACCTAAAAGCGGTATATAGTTCAGAGGGTCTACAGCAAGACCTAATACAGTTCCAAAAGTATCAAACCCTATAGACGACCTGTCAATTCTTTTACGACGTTCTAAATCCTCTTTTTTCATGCGGGTAAGTTTAGCAAGCTGTGTGGCACTACGAGCATTTTGAGCGACCCATAAAGTCGCCGAATAGTCTCCACCAAGTTCCTTTTGAACAGCGTCTATGTCCTCCTGAGTCAAAGTAAACGTATCATCGTCAGGAGCATCTTTAAGAGTCCCTGCTGTTCTAAAAGATCCCCATATTGCAGAGTCATAAACAGAGTCATAAAATTTGTCTTCAAAGGTAGCATCAGGTACAACTTCCTGTTCAACTATAGGTTTTTGAGGATCAACAATCTCTTTAGCATAGGAACTTAATTCAAGTATACTGTCTTGTCCTGCAAAATGCTTCATACCTGCCGCGTAGTTTTCTGCGGTATCCCCGTAGTATCCACCACGTTTTAAAGCATTTGCATATTGGTCTATTGTGGTAGCTTCATAGATACCGTCTTCTGCATACTTGGAAAGATAATTGCCGTAGTATTCAGCGAACTCGTCCGGGCTACCAAAATCCATATAATAATTACTACCGTCAGGTTGGTCTAAACCATTAGGAGCAACCTGTGTTACTCCTCCAAAATTGTTGTGCTTTAAAGCTAATTCACTTTTAAATCCGCCTGTCTCATGTGCCATCTGTGCATAAATAAACGTAGCAGGTATTTTTCTGCCATTACGCTCTGTATGCTGTGAGACAAGTTCTGCTAAATCTCGGCTATTCATATTTTCCCTTTCTTTATTTAATCATTCAGATACCTATTTGCATCAAGCCCCGCATCACGTATTATCTTAGCTGTTGGGTCAGCCTCGTAATACTCTGAGTCATCCAACGGGATATTATAGACATCTTCAAGTCTTACCCGCTGTGCTTCCGGTAGAGACTGAAGGTATTTGCTGACATCCTCAGTAAAACCTGCTAACTGCTGAGAATACACGGTCTTCCCATGATATTCAGCTTTAAGCACACCATTTGCGTGGTAGTAATGAACATTTTCTTCGTCACCATCAACAGCCAACTCTTTCTTCTTATTTTCAAGGTACGCTAAAGCAACCGTTTCTTGATTGCTACTTTGGATATTCATAATGAAATTCTTAGGAATAGCGACACCATCATAATTAAAGAAAGCAGATGCGACTTGTTGTTTAGCCAGTGAGATCGCCTTAGTCTCGTCCATTCCCGACAGTAAAAATCCATCTAACGTAGTATGAAACATTGAGTTTAAGGTATAGTTAGTTGTCAGGTTTGCTGTCCCGGTCTCACCATAGCCGCCTAAAGTGTTTAGCTCAGGGATAGTCATAACCGTTTCATAGGCATCTTTTAGTCTCTTTTGGTGCTTTTCTTTTAAAGTAATGTCACCATTAAAGGTATCTCTGCGTTCTGCATACTTAGCAACACCCTCTTCTAAACCATTAGCATCTATTAGTTGGCTAAGTATCAATATATCTTTACTTTCAGTCCCAAAAGTCGCTGAGAAAAGACCGGGATCAACTTTATACATAGTCACAATATTATCAAGCTCTTGCGGCAATATTTTGTTTCCTTCTTCGTCAACCTCTAAAGAATTTACATTCAAAAGAGCCAAACCCCTGTCCATTTGTTTCGTAATGGCTTTTGTGAATTTCTCAGCTACAGGAGGAAATGAAAGTAGCTGAAGGTTAGCTTTACTTCCCTCAACAGCTCCTAAAGTTTTGATATTGTCATAGAACTTTTGTTGTGACCAATCAATAACTTCCCGTTCTGTAAAATTATATTGTTTTCCGTTACACTCATAAATATTTGTTGTTGACAGTCGCCCATTTATATCTAAAGTTTTTCCGCTGTTAAAAGCCTGAAATTTATCTTCAAGCGCATTCGTAGCCGCTCTACTTTTATAAGCGTCTTCTTGGGCTTTTTGATACGCCTTTCGTTCTTTTTCTTCACGTATCTGCGCCGCTTTGACCATTCCTTCAAGCCGTGGTGCTATCGCTTTGTAAAAAGTCGGGTCAGACTTTTGTAGTTTTTCAAAATAATCAGGAATTTCAGATGAAGTTAAAGACTCAGCACCTTTTAGAAACTCCCTAGTCTTTTGTTCAAACATAGCACTATTAGCTCTATTTGCAAGAACATTATAATAGCCCATAGGGTTTAAGTCTTTGACACGTACTTCTTGACCAGTAGTGTCATCGAAGTATAAAACAGTTTCCCCATAAGCAGTTATTTGCGAAGGACTACCATTTAGTGCTAAAGACTTCAGTATACCTTCAGAAAGCTTCAGACGGACATTAAGGCTAACACCTGTCAACATTTCGTCTTCTTGAAGTTTCTGTAAGTCACGTGCTACATCTACATCTGCCCTGCCATAAGAATTTGTTATAATGTCGTCTGCTTTAGAACTCAACGCCGCATTACGTTTTTCTTCTAAGTCATTTTGACGACGCTTACGATACTTGGCATCCTGCTCTAATAAATCAATAGGACGACTACTAAAAAACCCTTTATTAAAGGCGGTACTATTCGTAAAAGTAATACCGTCTTCTTTTAGACGACTATTCATGTAGTCCTCAAAGGTCTTAGCATTTTCCTGTGAGTCCTTTGCTAACGGTTGATTAGGAGCTACGCTTTGGTCATATTCATTCTTATACAATGTATTCAAATGTTGACCACGCAGTTCATCAATACGAGCGGCGGCATATGGATTGTCAGCAAGATCAAACTTTTCTGACCTTGCTAATATATCCAAAGTGCTTAACTTCTGTTTATCTTCTTCTGAAGTAAGGGCAAAAATGCGGTCAGCTTCAGCATTACCAAGTTTTTCTCTCCGGGCATCTTTAGCAACTTGGGCTTCTAAAATAGCACCGCCAAGTAACCCCAAAGAGTTTGCTAAATTCATAGCCCCTGAAGTGTCCCTTAAACCAAGACCAGCACCCACAGACACACCTTGCAACCTTTTTCCATAGACACCTTCCGGTTGTTTGGCAAATTGTCGCTGAGTTCCTATCGCATTACCGATTAAATTAGCTATAGTTTAGATCTCCTTTCATCTTTTTACTTTTGCACCACCTGTCCACCAATCCCACTCGAGACCTTTTGAAAGAACTTCATTCTTTCTATTTAAGGCACCTGTAGTATTACCAACGACCGTAGCGGTGGCTCCTAGGATATTACTGAGTGCAGACGGCATCTTAGGAGCTGATTCATTAAGGTTATCAATGTAACTTTTTGTGCTCCTTAAGTTCGCTTCTTTGTTTAAATCAATTTCATTTGATTTACGACTGTAGTTATCTTTAGCCGACCCTACAGCCCTTGCTGTATCACCTTCAACATTACGAACGAGCAGATTAGCTGTTCTGCCACTCATATTTTCGTTTACAGCCGCTTTGACACCACTATTCAACTGCAAAGCGTTTTGACGTATCTTCATAATGTCAGCTACAGTTTGGTCAAAAGCATCTGTACGCTCTGCTTCGTAGTTTTGAAAAGCAAAGTTCATTTCTGTAACAGCGGCTTTTGCTTGGGCATCTAATTGAGCCTGATAAGCCTTTGCCTGCTCATGTTGACCAAAAAGACTACCGCCTATCTGTAGTGTTGATGCTAAAGCAGTTCCAAAATCACACATTGTCGCTCTCCTTCCTGCCTTCAAACATAAAGGCTATATGTGTTTCCGTTTCTGTCTCTTTTATAAATTTCGCTCCCATCCATTCAAGCCATTTCACATGAAGCTTATTCTTTTTATAGACAGCGTTATAGAGATAGGGAACACCTTTTAGGACTTCTTTAAGAAGTGCTTTAGTGTATCTGAGAAACTGTATTTTATTATTCTCTACTCGTGTAGTACAAAGCATCCACACAATATTATCTTCGCAACCACCCAAAGCGTACACTTCGTTAGTTTCATTATCAACAAGGCAAAGACAACCACTTTTAAGCAACGAACTTATAGGGAGGTCTTTAAAAGGTTTTCCTTCTCCGACCTCCACTTCCTCTAAGTCTTCCGTGCGTATATGCGCCATAAAATCCATTAAGTACCCTATCGTGAGTATCTTTATCGTCATCAATACTGGCGAGTTCTCCTATAGTAATCTCCAATCCAACCTGCGCCTACAAAAGCTAATGGATTGGGTTCTTCACTCTCTATATAAATCCGGCAATTAGTATTCAAGCTATGTATAGGCACTTTAAATTGTCCGGTATGAAAAGGTAATTTATTTAGAATATTAGAAGACGTTCCAAGTATGCGTGCCGTGTTCTCATAGGTATAAGTATTCTTGTCAAAATGTTCTACAATGATTTTAAAATAACCTGACTCGCTGTAGTTTACCCAAAAATACTTTATTTGAAGTCTGCCTTCAGTAATTGCCTGAGTTCTTCCTTCGTCTGTCTTTTTAAGCATCAAAGTAGACATGACAGCCCTAAAAAGATAATTCAACCCTACAATAATACTCTGTTCCTCATAGTTTCCTATTAGTTTTACTATATTACCTTCAGACAGCACATAAGTACCGTCAGTGGTCACAACACTGTACTGGTGGTCTTCCTGATATGTTTCTCCATAGATGTCGGCAAGATTCAATGTTGTTTCATCGTTTAGATCACTATATGAGCCTTTTGGTACATCATAAACCAGTTTTCTGTCTAAAAAGACCCTATAAGGTTCGTCTTCAAAGTCTGTCGTGTTGAAACTAAAGGACATTTTTTCGAGACATAATACTCCATTACGCTCAACAACAATGTAGAGGTAAGAGTCAATAAATTCCGCTCCATATACTTTATTCTGAAAGTCCCATACAGACCATGCGGCTTGCTGACGAACTGAGTCCACAAAAAGATATTTATAAATATATACCTTATTTTCTGCACCTTCAGTCAAAAACAAAATAAGGTTTTCAACAGTTGACGGAATTAATTTGTAGACTCCATTAGGTATATAGTTTGGGATATGACTGGTAATGTCCTGAGCATCCTTGCGGTCTGTATTATCTGCCGCTGTGAAAAATTCTCTTACTGTCGTATACTCGCTACGCTCTGCTGGGAAATAAAGATTACGACCAGCACAAGCAGGTTTCGCTTTTACAGAGTTACCAAAGCGTGTAACAGGAGGTGGAATATTAGCGTCCTTAGGGTTTAAAACACCGTCACATCTGAGAATAAACTGTGCGTCATCACTAAATAAGACAAGAGTTTCATCATAAGGAACGGCGTGTAAAAGTGTAGCTATTTTATTGTCGCTTACTGCTAGATCAATGGGGTCTGTGTCCTGTACTTCTAAGGCAGATGTCATCCAAAAATTGAAAAAGTCCGCACTACGAGTTAATATTACGTTTTCACCTGCAATAACGCCTAAACGATTACGATAAAAGAAAATATCGTTTATATGCTGGTCAATGAAAGAAGGTTGTGGGTTTGAGTCGTCGTCCCCTATCTCTCTTTTTGACCACTCAGCTTTCTTCATTGTGAATGTTCCATCACTGTTACGGACTAAAATATGGGGCATAGAGGTTAATTCATATCCGCTTAAAATACCGGGTCTAGCACATTCTTTCCATATTTTTTCTGTATCATCATATCTGATATAGTAGTCATCAGTTGTACTTCCTGCTTCACCTGCAACTTTTACAATAAAACCATCAGGAGCACTAGCTGGTAACATAGAGAATTTTTGGACTGATTTAAGAATACCAAAGGCGGCTTGATTATTATATCCGTCGTAAACATCAACTGTTTCTATTGCATTTACATTCGAGGTCACAGTTACTTCCTCTGAAATCGTTCCCCATTCTAAAATGTAATCAATATCTGTATAGTCTTCTGTATCCTCTACAATTCTCTCTATAACCTTCCACCAACGGTTACGACAGCCCTCAATTTCATTTTTGAGGTTTTGATTATTGTTTCCAATAACAACACCCAACCCTTTTAGGTTATGTGCATAAACTGTAATAGTCGTACCGCTCACTGCGATATTAGTTCCGTTTACCTCACGATATAGTGCTTTTATACCACGAAAACGGTCAACCTGTTCTGCAACAGAATTTACTGTGACATGTTGTATAGTATTAGTAACGCTCCCCGTACTACTTTTATAAAGGTATAACCAACTTGAACCTTGCTGTATCCCATAACCCTTAGCACTTACCTGTGTTGCCAACTGGCTGACTATATAATCTGTAGCAATTTGAGTTGTATGGGATTTATCTGAGCCATCAGGAGTAGTAAAAGAAGCCACAGTAGATCCATTTATGTTTACTTTATATGTCCGTCCATATTGACCACTTTTAATATTTATTAAGGCACCCTGAGTATCCCATTTATCCCCAGTTGTTTCATCAGACATTCTTGTTTTAATCATTCGGTTCGCTATAAAAGTGTAGTCAGCTATTGTTTGGCACCTTAAATTCCTACGTGGGTTACCTGTAATAATGTAGTCCTTTGCAGAATCTTCAAAGTCAACTACTTTTTGGTTACCTTCAAGGTCAAAAACAAGAACATCATCACCTGTAAAAATCACTATGTATTTTTCAGTGTCATCACGGTTTATAAAGTGCACTAAAGGTTTTCTTTTTAAATCCAGTGAATTTATGAGCTTTGCAACATTTAAAGTCGGGGGACGTTTCTGAAGACCTGCGGCTTCACTTGAAAAACCATTAAGTTGTTCCTCGAGTTGCTCCGGGTGTCTCAAAAGTGGCGGTTGCTGACTGATGCCTGAGACAAGGTTTTTTATATCTTGATTAATCAGAGTCATCTATCTTTTCCTCAATTCGCTTACAGACGTGTTGTCAAGCATATTATAAGTATTATTGTCTAACTCGTACTCTTGAAGATGCATCCATGCTTCTTGTACTGTGGACTGCGTAATATTTGTTAGATCGCTGGAACCCATAGCACGTGTCTGAAAGCTAAATGAAGCTTTAGCTATAATGTAAGACCGCATCGGTTCCGGCATTTCCTCAAAGGGCACCAATAGAATAACTTCCGCTGAAATAGGACTATTAAATGTCGTATCACCTGTTGACAGGTCTTTGATATACTCACCGTTTTTAATAAGTTTCTCTCCGTTATTACCTTTTAGGTAGAGGTAGTTATCAGCCCATTTGATGCGTTTTGTATAAGTGTCAGGGTTCAATGTGTGTTCACTAATAATATTGAATGACCAACCTCTAGCTTGTTCCTGACGATTAATTGCTCTGAGAATACGCAGGGCATTTATAGCGTCAATATTTTGTAAATTCTCTAAGGTATTTACAGGTGACTCACCAATAACGCTAAGCATTTCATTTACTGCGTCTAATTCTGTGATAGCTGTTATTTCCAAAGTTATCGTTCACCTTTCTTTCATAATAAGAAAAAATAGGGAAACCCGAAGGTCTCCCTATAGTTTAGAGTTGATTAAGCACCGGGAGCTGTCTCGATGACACCCATAAAGGCGGCTTCAGGACGAAGACAACCGTGACCCATAGCATATTTACCTACGATATGGTCAGCTTGGTATTCGATACGACGACCGTGTTCCAAGTTAAAGGACTTCAATACCAAAGTACCTACAGTAGTTCTATGAGCTACCAAGAAAGCGGCTTTGTCTTTGTACTCTGCCGGGAAGATGTGACCAGTACCTTGAATGAGACCTTCAGGTGTACCGTTGTCAGTAGAAGTTACACCACCAATAGTCAGATGGGGACATTCAACAATGTCGATACCAGCAATACGGGTAACCTTTGCATCAACAATGGATGCTACTGCGCCGAAGTCACGATTAATAGCATCTTTAGAAGCTACCAGTGCGTTGACACATACAGGCAACATATAGCATACTCGACCTTCATTCGGGACATAGTTGTTGGACATTGCCGTTTTAGCTTCAAGCAACATAGAGACAATAGCTTTACCCAAAGCTTCAGACTCAGTGGTCAGACCATTCTCTACCGTACGTTTCAGGATTTTACCTTTACCTAAGCCAGGGAGCAATTCTTTGTCTGCTACGACACCCTTAGCAATTTCAGCCAACAAGCCCCCATCACGAGCCATAGCGAGTGCTTCGCCAATCTGATAAGAATACTCAGAGCGAACGTCGTAATGGTTCATAGCTTCGTCAATGTCGGTAATCAAAGTATCGGCAGTCAACAGACCATCAATCTTAATGGATACCTGTGTTTGCTGTTCAGCCTTACGCAGATCATCTAAGGATTTGCCCGGAGTCAGGTAATTTGCAATTTTACGACCAAGTACCGGAAAGTCTGCCGCTTTGCCGTTGGGGATAGTGCGTTCCATATGGCGACCAAGAGTCACAGAGAAACGACGATAGGCGGTCATTACCTCACCGCCGAATTGGGTCAAAAACATTTTGAGACGACCAGCGTCAGCATTGTTAGAGTCAAGACCCGGAGAAGAAATTACGAGTGTTTGTGCCAAGTTAATAAATCATCCTTTCAAATTTTAAATGTTTGATAAATAAAGAAAGACACCCATTATAGGTGTCTCCATTTCATAATTTTTAGTTGTTGAAGCTGATAAAAGCAGATTTAGCTAGTTTAGTGGCGACTTGTTTACGATAGACTTCATCGGTGCTATAACGTGGGTCTGCCATCGCTTCTGCCATCTCAATTTCATTTGCATAGCCCCCGATAGGAGCATCAGCCCCTCCACCTAAAACAGTTGCTTTAGCGGTGCCCCGGCTCATTGTCATTTCAGCCTTAGCCCCAGCGATAACCATTTTAATTGCGCTTACATTACCACTGTCAATGAGAGCATTAAAACTATCGACATCTTCTTTACCTTTTGCTTGGATATAAGCAGTTACCTTTTCGTATTCTGCTTGACCACCCGCATAACGGTAAACGGCATCGACAATTTTATTTTGAGTCGCTTCTACACCTGCAATGTAAGCATTCACGACTGACGCAGGAAAACCGGCTTTTGCTAAAGCGGCATAACTTTCAGCAGAGATAGAGCCGTTAGCATCATACTCTGCGGTCAATGCTTCATAGTTAATTCCCTTATCAGACAGCAAAGTTGTTGCATCTTCAATAGCCTTTGTTTGGTCTTTGATTTCTGTTTCAAGTGCCTTTTCTTCGCTGATTTCGGGGGCATCTTCTGTTTCCTTTGTGTCGCCTTTAGGTGCACCTTCGGGTGACTCGACTACACCCTCCTTTTCCTCCGATGTCCCTGTGTCCTTGACCTCAGTTTCCTCGGTAGCAGTGTTTTCAGGCAGGGTTACTTCTACTGTAGACATTTAATTCCTCCTTTATTATTGTGGTTGGGTCGCCGCATCTACCATGCCTTTGGTCAGGTTTGGCGTCGCTTGGCTTGCAAGTTGCATAGCCATTTGTTGCTGTTGTTCCTCTTGTAGTTCTTCAGGAGTCTTTATGAGACCCGTGGTGTCAATACCGAGAGACGTAGCCAGCATTAAGACAAGTTTGTCCATTTTCATCATTTGTGCGGCTTCAGGTATAGATGCAATAATGTCTTTAAGCATTATCAGTTTATTTAGATCATGCCCACGTCCTAAGGCTTCTAAACCTGTTGTGATTGCTGGTTCAACTGCTTCTTTTGGTAAGGTCGGAATTTCACCCGCACTTTCTAATTGAACCATTAAGCGTCTTACCAATGGCAGTTGTAGCTCTTGTGAGAGGATGCTATAAGTCCCGCCGAGTGTGTCTTCAAGCTCCCCGGCTACATAACGGATTTCTTCCGCTGTGACACGCTCTGCGTTTCTTTGAACAGCACTATTTAACAAAAAGATAAAGTTTAGACGTTGTTCAAGTCCATCAATATATGATTTAGTTACAGACATATCGTTGAGTTTATTTGTCTGCAAGGCTTCAATGTCTTCACTTCTTCCCGGTACAAATTCACCGGATTTAGCTTTCGCCACCCTCCGTACCTGAGTGACACCCATAGGGTTCACAAGGTAAATAATGTGGCTTGTAATAGCAGAAAAGTTTCTTATAGCTTCTGATTGAGCATCAAGGTTCTGTAAGTCACCTAAATATTCTTCGACAAAACTACGACCATACGACTCTCCGTCGACTTTGACCATACGAAGGGCAATCCACGGAGTCTTTTCTTTTGGGAAAAATTGTTCGGAACCGTCAATGACTTGTTCGTCTACTTCCTGATAACTCCGGTATTGGTCACCTTCTAGGTAAACATGAGTGTAAACAGTTATTTTTTCGTCCATTTCATGTTGTCGCCCGTCGGATGCTACAAGGGTCTTTACGTTATCAGGTAGTGTCGCATAGGCAAGAGTATCAATAGTGACTATCTGAATGACATTTCCTAAGGCGTCCCTTTGGACACAATAGTTTGACAGTCGATAAAGCTTCGCTCCACCTTCAGCAGGAGGTAAAAACAAAAGACAGTTACCTGCAATAATGAGCTGATTTAGAGCTTCTTTTACTGTCACACGAATTTGTCTTGTTTCGATATAACGAATAACGCACTGCTCTATTCGGAGAAGTGCCTGTTCAACTTCTTGTCGTAGTTCTTCCCTATCCACAAGCTCTGCCTGTATCTTGTCACTGATAGACAATCTAAAGAAAGGGCTATTAGGTGGAAACAACGCTAAGAGTAATTTACTCGACAAATTATTGACACCACGAGCACCAACACTTTGATTAGGTGTTTGGTAACTTGTAGAGTCTGTGTCACTCTCTTTTGGGAAAAGTGCAGGTATCGTCATAGCCGCACAGTCTTCAGCCCGCTTCGTATAAGCGTCACGTACAGACTTTAAGCGTTCATAGAGTTTCTTTGCAGTTTCCCTTTGAGGGTCACTAAGGTCGACTGATAGTTTTTTATTATCTATCAGACATCACCGCCTTTAAACATTGACCCCAGTACCAGAACCCGCATTTGAATTAATCATTAGCTTTTTCTTACCAACAGCTTTACGTTTCCGTTTCTGACCTTCAGTGTCAATAGTAGTCATATTGCCTGTATCAGTAGGTGCGGCAACAGGAGCGGCGGCAGGAGCGGCGGCTTCTTGATAAGTGATTTTTGGTTTTTTACTGCACATCTTGTCTCCTTAAGGTTTTAATAGTTGACAGGGTTATATCCACCTTTGTCAAGATTGATTTTCAAAGCGTTTCGACCTTTACGCTTATTGAAGGTATCCTCAGTACCGCCAAACTGCGGACTATCCGGTTCCTCAGCAGATGTAGAGGGAACTAACTGTGCCGCTGTAGTTTGTACCTGAGGTGTGGAGATTTTTGGTGTTTTAAATAGACACAAGTCTAATCACCCTCCCTTCCTTTACTTAAAACTTCCAGTCTCGTAATGACCTCTTGAACTCCCTTCATGTACCCTATATGTTCATCACTATTGTTTGTTTTTTTATTAGACAATAAATTATCAACACTATAGAGAGACTTTAGGTAATCTATAAGGTCATTATGGACAAATGGAAGTTTCATTTCGTCATCTAAAAGTATTCTTTAAGACCTCCCTCTGTTATAACTTTTGGTTTGTCTTCGTCTCTTTATGTGACACTTAGCATTTTGTATTTATATGTGACACTTAGGAGTCCAAAGGATAGGTTTCTTTGCTTTGAAGTCGTAGTCTTCAGCTCTAAGAATACGAGCTACCCGTGCTTGTATCAAAGCTTCACCTTCAGTCAATCCTTTTTTCTCAAAAGCACTTACAACAGTTCCCCAAGTTGCGGACTGGTCTAACAGTTTCTTGGCTCCAACCGCCCCAAGTCCCGGGCAACCTTTATAGTTGTCCGCAGTATCACCAACCAAGGTTTGATAAAGGTGGTTATAGTCTGCTTCCTCTTGGCTTGTCTCTACGAAAGTATCACTGATTAAGTTATAGAAACTACCGGGAATACTTTTAAAATCTTTATCGCCGCTTATGATTACTGACTTAGTGCCTTTAAGGGTAGCCAAGATGCCAATACAGTCGTCAGCTTCAAGGCTTTGTCTCTGATAACAAGTATAATTTTCAGACACCCACTGTTTAACACCTAAGTATCCTAAGGGTTTTCTTTTTCCCATTCGGTTCAATTTATAGGTTGGCAGGATTTTCTTTCTGAAGTTTGTATCATCAGAGAAACACATTATAATCTCATAGTTACCTTCGTAACTGTAATGCCGCAACACTTTTTCAGTAATACGAGCTACAGTATCATCAACGATAGTCTTAGCTTCGTTATGATCACAATGTAATGTTGAAAAATCAGGATACCAAGTTATTTCCCGCTCACACGCTGAGGTCGCCCTGAAGACCACCATATCAGCATCAAAGAGTATCTGCATTGGTTGTTTATTCAATATCAAAAGTCTCCTTCTGTTTTGTCGTGACGTATGCCCTTAAATCTTGGCTCTCTCAGGACACCTTTGGTACTCTCAGCCATAGCGTCAATTTGTACGATTTTACCCACGATCTCGTTATAAAAGAACTCAGACCACCAGCGTTTCCTTTGGTCATCTGTAAGACCTGTACCAACAGTAATTGTTTTACCATCCCGGAATTGACAAACAAGCGCACCTGCCATGCCTTTATATTTTCCAGTACCCTCTTGGAGACTTAGGACTTTTAGGTCATAGCTGATACCCTTCTTAACTTTAAGCATCGTTTCATTTCGTTTACCGGGATAATATCCAGCCTTAGGATCTCTCACAACTAACCCCTCTCCGCCTGCATTCCAAACTCGGGTTGCGGCTTTATCAATATCTGACCACGTATCTGCGTAGTATTGCGGTACAAGGAAGGTGTGATGATAACATTGCCAAAATCCGATACGTTCTAAATCTTTCGAGCGTTCTTCATAAGTACGAATTTCACAAGTTCCAAAAAACTCGTCAAGACTTAAAGCATCATGTACATAGGCTCCAACTTCATAATGCTGGTTCTTAGTATCACGACACCACCCGCTGATTGTCGGCTGAGGTACACCTTTGGCGTATCCTTCAAATATAATTACATCAGTACAGAGTGTCGTGGCAATGTCATACAGCTCCGGTTTAAGATGTTCAAGGCTTAGATATTCTTCACCTGTACGGCTAAAGATGTGGACACTGGTGGTATCACATACGGCAAAACAAAAGACACCGTCAAGTTTCTCTGAGTACATCAAGGGAAACTGAGGTGTCTTTTTGTTATTCATTTTTTCACGTGGGAGACAGAGCTGGATAAGATGTGACTTATCACGAGGAAAGTCCGGGTGGTAGTCAAAGAAGGTCTTAGAGGTTTTCTTCTTGTTTGCCATGAGCTTCCTCCTTAATAAACAACCCACACTTACAGACACCATAAGACCTCATGTATCTACAAGGACAAATAGTATCCTCATTACGGACGTTTTGGCAAGGACAATACATCCTTCCGTACTTAGTTACTTGTCCGAGAAATTTGTCTGATAAGGCGTTAAGGCGTTCCTCTGAGCGTACAGAGTAACCGTGTTTGTTGGCAATTTCTCGAAGTTCTTTTTTGTAATGCGGGGTCATCAATTTCCTCCTGTGATTTCCTTAGTTTTCAAAGTGTATCCACAAGGACACTGAATGGTAACCTTAGTGGGTTCTACAAGGTTCCCTAAGGATAGCAAAGGGTGTCCGCATTTAGGGCATGAAATATCTACAGTAGTTTGTTTGTTTTTCTTAGCCATAGTTATTTCTTGACCTCCTGTATGACATTAATGAGTTTGTCGCTGATTTTATCAACGATCACTTCTGCGGTTTCCCCGGTTACTTGAAGGGTGTGCGGGGTTACCTGTTTGGCGATTAGCATTTTGTACATGGTGTCTGTAGTTGGTATAAAGAAAGACACAGGAATACTAATAAACCATAAAACAATCATAGAAGTAGACAATATCTTACCCAATTTATACACAAAATTTTGGTCTTCTTTATACTCGTTATAGGATAATGCAGTTATACCACAACAAAGCACCATAGGTAAAAGTAACAGGATAGGCAGTCGCTGTATATTACTCAAAATATCTATCCAATAGAAAATCATAGGGTCAATAATAGGTTCATACATAATTTAAAATTCCTCCTTAGTAATAAACCTTGACAACTCTTTGCTGTCTGCCAAAGTTTATGGCATCTATATAGTTGTCAAAGTAAATATCAATTTTGTTTTTGTAACCGCCACCAAAGCGGTCTTCGACGGTATAAAGGTGACCATCAATTTCCACGAGGGTCCCAAAAGGCAGATGGTCGGCGGCTATAGTTCGTCCTTGGGTCGCCCTTGTGCCACTCGCTGTTATCCCGTCAGCCTTACCACATTCCTCAACGGATGCTGTGTAGGCTGTAAGGGTAACATCTTGAAAGTAAAAGGTGGACAACAACAGGCATAAAATTAATGACAATCGCACCACGTTTTACCTATCTTTCCTTCGGTATCCAGTTGCACTCTGAAACCGAAAAAGTCTTGTGCCTGTCTCATGGATTCCTGAGCTATCTCAACGACAGTTTCAGCAATCTCTTTTGTCCGGCAGGCAACCTGTACTTCATCCCTTCTGTATTCTCATATTGCTATGAGTGTCGGACTATATCATCATTGTGTATGTGGCTCACAATGTCAGGCGTTTCGGGTACAGGGAGAGTCACCCTCCCTGCCCTACTCCTTAACGGATAGTCTCTGCACCTTCCATTCTCGTATCCACCTACAGGCGATAGAGAAGCTCACACAAAATAAAGAAGCTAAGGCTGTACCGGTTACCTTTTGATGGGCTAACCAGTATTCCTTAGCTTTTTGTTTCCTTTCGAGATTTCTTGTCTTATTATGCTTTATTGTGTGTTCTTCACCTTTAATACATTGAAGGTGTTGAATATTACAACAGGCACGATTATGACATAAATGGTCTATTTCGTAGCCATCAGGAATAGCTCCGTTTTCTTGTTCCCAAACATATCGGTGATACATTACTAGCGGTGCTCTCCCCTTTCCCTTATAGTTAGGGTATCGGCATCTAAAATAGCCATCATGATTTAATTTGTGTGATAAGGGGACTATGCAACCATTTTGTGTTTCTTGTAAAACTAATAGTTTACCACGCATAATATCTCCTTTGGCTTGGCTCAGGATTGACCACATGGGCTTTCCCTGAGTTAACCTGATTTAATGTGCACAATGAAGCGGTTTATGCACCCACGCCATGTATTGAAAATCAGCCCCATGGTCAAGGCCTAGTTTAATAAGGTTTTCTTCGAGAAGCACTATCCACTTTTTGCAGATAAGTGCACCCGCTGATTGAAGGAGCAGGTTGAGAGCTGAATGGATAGATCGTACATGAAGCGGTCTGCCATCTAGTCCTTTAAGGTATTTTCTACGCCATTTAATGATATTTCCACGAAGACCTCTCTTTTCTACGAGAGTATTCTCTATGGCGGCTCTAAGTTGAGCAATAGCTGGTGTCTTCTTTAAAAATTCTTTCTTTAAACGTCGCCCGTCTTTTTCATCACCATGTACAATTTTGCCAATTTTAGCGTCACCCGCACCATACAAAAAGGCATAAATAAATGTCTTGGCTTGGTTACGTTCGGGTAAACCTGCGGCAATCTGATTGGCTGTATGAATGTCACCATTAAGGATTTCATGGGCATAAGCACCGTTATCATATGGTGCCATAAAATGAGCTAAACAACGAAGTTCAAGTCCACTGGCGTCGACACCCGCTTGATACCATCCGTCAGGGACTTTAAATAGACTACGACATTCTTTACCGTATGGACTGCCTACAGCCGGTACTTGGGCAACATTCGGGTAAGAATGGGTTGCCCTACCAGTTACAGCACCACAAGGATTGACACGTCCGTGAATACGACCATCTGCCCGAACCATTTTCAGCCACGCCATTTTCCCGTCGCTCACTTGTCCAAGCCTTTTAGAAACCATAAGGTATTCTTCCATAGGCACAGCAAGTGTTCTAAGTGCTTCAGGTGCCTTGGGGTCAGCCTTAATGAACCCAAAAGTAATATCGTCAATCTTCAGTCGAGTATCTTCGTAGAGTTCGTCGTTATCAGGCTTATAATTAAAATGTTTTGTAATAACCCATTCAAGTTGCTGTCTGCTGTTTGGGTTAAAGTCTTTATAACGCTGGATAGGCACGCCAGCTTTATAGCCAAGTTTTTTATTGTCTCTTTTAGGTATGAAAACCTTGCCTGGAATAGGTGGTACTTCCTTGCGAATTAGAGCATCTAAAATAGCACTTCTTTTTCTCAAAACTTCTTCCAACTCTTGAGCTTTAAAGACATCAAACGGAAAGCCGTTACGCTCCTGCTTTGACATCAGCCACTGAGCTTGATGTTCTAATTCAATAGCACCTTTAGGATAAGTGGTACTTTCCAGTAGCTTGTGAAGTTGTTCTGTTACGATAACGTCCTGAACATTGTAATCTAACATTTCTTCACTAAACTCAGCCCAAGCGTTCTCTTGCTTACCATAAGCACCTTTAAAGACTCCCAAGCGATAACCCCATGCTTCGAGCTTATGAGAACCCACAAGGTCACCGGGAATTTTGCCAGCTTTCATTAGACCGAAGTCTTTATCTTTAATGTTGCTGTATATCAAGCGAGCTAAAACAAGAGTGTCTATTATTTGACCACGATATTTTCGGTCAAAAATCACATCAGGGAAAAGTTTCTCCAAGGTCGGAATATCATAGTCGATAATGTTATGCCCACAAATAAAACCGCCTTGTCGGAGAACTTCAAGAAGTTTTAAGGCTCCTTGATGTACCCCGTCGTGGCGGCGATATTTTAGGACTTCATTATCAATTTTGATAACCATACAATGACCCTGAGTTACGTCCTGATACAATCCGTTTGTCTCAATATCAAAGTAGGCAATCATAGATCAGTCTTCTAACTGATATTCAGTTTCCAGTTCTTTAATTTCCAATAAGACTTTAGCCCGAGCTTCAAAGAGAGCTTTTTCCACCTTTTGTAAGTTCTTACGGTCTTTTTCTGCACGATCAAATTCCATGTCGATACATTTATAGCTTACTTTCTCAAAAAAGCGAGCCAAACTTTTATAGATTTTTCTTAACATTGTTTATCAATTCCTTTCATATAGTGCCGTTTTGCGGCTTCTATTTGCCTTCCTTTAGCAAACGACGAGATTGGTTTCAAATAGCCAATAACCCTAGTTCCGTAGTCTAATTCTTTCGAGCCACAAGTATGGCATTGGTCATAGCGGGTTACCGGATCAATAGCCCCGCAAGACTTGCAGATGGTACAAAGAACGTTAGTTGTCCAATATGGCACACCAAGACGACACGCAATTTCAATAAGTGCTTTAGCTTGATTGACTGTCGGTAATTGACTGAGGTTCAGATGACAAGCCGCTCCACCATCAAGATATTGTGAGACATCTTCTGAATGGTACTTTAGTCTATCTAAAATTGTCAGTGAGTCATCCTCGACAGGAAAGAAGTAGCTATTGTAACAGTCACGTGGAACCCACAGCCCGTCTTCTGTATCCCACTTAGCATTTTTGATGCCAAGGTTTTCAGCCGGGACAAATTCAGTATTAAAACGAATGCCGTAAGTTTCACGAGCCTTTTTATTGTCTTCTTTTATTCCTTCAAGAATGACTCTAAGGTACTCAGGGTAGTCGTTAGTTCCCATACGTTCCCGCATAGTGAACCATTCAAAACTTTCAAGCGCACCATTTATCCCGATAGTTCCAAACTGTTTGTCAAGCGCAATGTAACCTGCCTGATAAGATGGCAGGATACCTTTATCAATGTATTCCTGCACAATACTGTGAAATGCCACTAGATATTTATGGATACGGGCTACTGTCTGTTTAGGAGCATAGTAGTTATCTCCCTCACTAATACTTTTTTGCATAAGCCTGTTCAGGTTCATTGTAATAACTTGAAAGCTCCCTGTTGATACACCACCAGCACCCAAAGTATAACTGAAGGTATTGTCTGCCATTTCATTACGCAAGCGACAACAGGAAGACAAAGAGTCTGCTGAAGTGCTCTCATAGTGGAAGAAGCTGTGCCCTTTAGACATTTGTGTTGCCAACATTTCAGTAAACGTTTGGTCAACCGGAAGACGACTTTCAGGGTCTACAAGATACGCCGCAGTCAACACTGGGAACGTCAGCAGTTCCTTTTTTCGTTCATTTCTGAACCAATCCATGAAAAAGCCTTGTAATTTCTTGATGCTTTCATAGTCAGGCTGAGAACCATCCGGGAAATAAAATTCATCGAAAAGGGATTTAAAGTAGTTTTCGTCAAACACCGAGATATTCCAAAAGACTGACTGTGCCCCACGTGCGGCGGCGGGTTGATTCATTGCGTATATAACACCCTGAAGCTCCTGTGCAATGTCCACGGGATTGGTCAGTAAGTAATCTCCACCATATGTCTGTTGAGCGAAGTAGTCAAAATACATAAGAAATTCTACAGTCGCCACCGCTCCGGCAAAGTCAGACGCAACCTGATAGACAAGGTTCACAAAAGAACCACAGAAAGACTGCAAGTTCTTAGGTGCCTTAGAGGTTCCACCGAGAGTTTTAGTACCTTCCATCAAGAACGGGTAAAGTGTGATAGAAGCACAGTATGGCCGTAAGCTGGTTTCATCATGGATATAAATTAAATGTTCCTTAATGTCCCGCAAATAGTTATCTGCTACTTCAGACCCAAACATTTCTAAAAGTTTAGAGTACACCCTGTTTCTATTGACTTGAATATATTCTTGTTTGAATAGTTCCGCTTCTAAAACCGCTAAGGTTTTATTCGTCACATTGGCGTTACTGTCGACTGCACTTCCAGTTGCAGGATTTTCAGCATTGATGAAAGTATTAATAAATTTTTCTTTATCTGATAGATATTCTTTTGAAAGTTCTTTCAACTTTTTCTCCTTTCTTAAGACTTTTGAAAGAGATATGTAATATCTTTCCATTCTTTACTTTTAGGGTCACGGGCAAAAAATTTTTGGTTGGTCTGTGAATTCTCAAGACCGCCTTTTTCCTCAATAAATTCACCTGTTTTTAACCAAGTTAAATTTATATCCTTTCGTAACTCTTTATTGATTGTCGAATTATAAGAGGCACCACTGTAAAGACCTACCGGGAGAATTTCAGACAGTCTTTTAATAGCTTCCTGAAGGATAGGTAACGAGATACCATTTGTTGTACCTCCCATTAGAAGAATAGCGTTCGCGCCTAAATTTTTCTGTTCCTGTGCTCTTTTTTGGATAACGTTAAAGTCTACCCAAATGTTTTTTGGTAACGGAATACTGAGATATTCAGAATGACACCCCGGACATTTTCCATGACAGTTGCCAATAAGAAACACTGCGGCTACCTTATCAGGTATTTCTGTTAAAGAAATAGTCATATCAACAACGGGTAATTTCACGATCTCTTACCTCCATAAGTCTATTAAAGACAAACCAAAAGTTATTTTGGCTTTCCAGTCTTGGCTTCGGTTCAATGAAGTCCAGCATTGAGCACAGTTCGGCAAATTTAAAGGTACTTTTACGTACTCTATTTTTCTTACGTTGCTTATCTTTCTTATTAAAAATCACTTTCTGTATCCTCCTTAAAGTAGTCTGCTTTAGACTCACGTTTTTTAGTAGTTGCTTCTAAGCGGTCTGTCTCTTTGTCATATTTCAGATACCCTGCCAGCCCTGTTTCCCCTGAGTGTCGGTTCTTAAGGACTCTTATTTTTACAAGGTTCTTTTCTTCTATGTCTTCTGCTTGTTGGTTTCTTTCAAGTGCCCAAACGCCGTCAGATAACTGTGCTAAAGCATGAGAGCCACGCAGATGGCTAAGACTGATTGCTCCACCTTCTTCGGCAGGTTGACCATCCACACGTTTCAGGTGTGAGATAATCAAAAGACCAACCCCGGTTTCTTCTACAAGAGACCTAAGGTTGGTCATAAGGACATCTGTCGCTTTTCTTTCATTCTCAATATCAAGACCGCTTATAGCGATTGTGATATGGTCGAGAATGATAAAATCACATTTTTCGGCAACTGCAAGGTATCTTATTTTCGACATCAGGTTGTCACTTTCAAGTGATCCAAAATGTTGATAAAAGACAAAATTACCGTTACCAAGAGTGTCATTATAGATTTTTTGATATTCGTCATCGGAAACAAGATGTCTGTTAAGTGCTAATCTTTTCCCGCTTTGGACTGCCATAAGTCCCTTAGCTGTTCTTTTGATGTTTTCTTCAAGCATCATCATGCCAACTTTTAGGTTCAGCCCTACACCAAAATGATGGGCTATTTGTCTAACAAATGTTGTTTTGCCTGTACCTGAACCAGCCGTAATTACGATTAGTTCTCCTTTGCGGACACCAAGGGTCATTTCCTGAAGTGGAATTTCCCACGGAAAGGGGTAGCCTTGGTCTTCGTCAGGTTCATCTTTTAGGATGTCCCACAGCTCAGTACCGTTAATAATACCGTCAGGCTTATATGTTTTTGCTTGAAAAATTGCGTCTAAGATTGCATCAGGTCGCCCGGCAATCAGACATTCATTAGGGTCTTTTAGTGGTAAATAGGCAAGTTTAAGTTTCCCCGGAGGTAAAATACGACAAACATCGTCTGTCGCTTTGCGTCCTGGTTCGTCCATATCAAACATTACTATGATTTCTTCAAAGTTATTCAACCATTCAAGTTGTTCTTTAAAGACTCTTTTAGCTGATTGACAGCCGTTCGGTATGGATACTACTGGATACTTATTACCGCCTACTTGACTGACTGTAAGACAATCTATTTCACCTTCTGTAATTACAAGGCGTTTCCCTTGTGCCCATAAGTGTTGCCCAAAGAAACGGTGAGACAGGTTTCCAAGAACGCTGAAGTGTTTATCAGCGAACCGTAATTTTTGCCCGATAATGTTACCACTGTCATCACAATAGCAGGCAACTTGACAAGGGTCACCGTTGTAGGTAGTTACATAATAACCATACTTACGACAGGTCATCTGTGTTATCCCCCGTTTACTTAATGCTTCAAAAGTCATATCCTGTGGATGTATGGTGCCTTTTAAAGCCTTTGGATGTTCCTTTGGTGTGTCTCCTGTTCCATTATGGTGAGTTTCACAGGAAAAACAGAAGGTGTGGTCTGTATAGACTGTGAGAGCGTCACTACTTCCACAGTCCGGGCAAGGTTGATGTGTGAGGACGACCTCACTTTCCATTCTATTCAGTCCTTTCGATTGTTTTTAAATCTTTATATTTTTTCTGCAAGTCTGCAATAAGTCTAGTAAGCACATAGCTTTGACTGTCACTAGGCTTTCCAGTGCTTGTTTGAACGAGGATATAGATTGATACCTCATTATCAGGTAAGTTCCACCCCGCTATGGTTTCTATAGATCTGTCCGTCTCTATGGCACCTTCAGGTGTCACAAAAAAGTGCACGCCTGTATCAAGGGCACCAGTTTGTCGGCATTGTCTGTAGTAATCTTTTAGGTTATTAGTGTTGGTATCCTTAAAAAACAAAACGACACCTAAAGTTTCAGCACGTTCTCGAAGTTTAATCATTTCAATAAAACTCCTTCTAAGCTGTACTTATTGGTGTCTCTAAGCCATTCTTCAGGAATATAACCTTTAGCAAACTTGTAGCCGTATTTCAGGCACCAGTCTGCATAGCTGGTTTTACTGCCTTTATAAAGTTTTGTGGTCGGATTACTGAAGACAAAACGGATTTCTAAATGCGGCATCTGTTCTTTTACAAGCAGGTGCTTCTTTCTGTCCTCTGCTTCAAAAAGCCCTTTACCTTCTATGATGATACCATTCGGTAACACAAAGTCAGGTGTATAGGTGTGATTAGTTGCAGGGATAACATATTTGATTTTATGCTTCTCGTAAGAGGCATCAATACCAGCATTTTTGAGTTGTTCCGCTAATCTATCTTCCAGTCCGCTACGATATGGTGTCTGAGCGAACGCATAACCACCTGTTCTACTGAAAAATTTACGTGTGGCTATTAAAAGTCAGCTCCATTTTCAGTATCTTCATCACCAGTGAAAGGCGACTCAACGGTTTCCGCATCAGCCACAACATATCCGTCTTCTTCAATACCGAAGCCGAAAGCACCTGCATCTTGCTGACCATACTCCTTAAGTTCAATAACCTGTACTGCTTCAAGATAAAGCGTAACCCCTTTCATGGTCTTATTTTTCCAATAGGGGTTAACAGAATAAGCGACACGTACAATAGAGCCGGAACCTACTTCCACGTTATCCGGCAACGGTTTACCTTTACTGTCATAAATCGGAACCGTTTTCTTAAAGGTTTCCCCTTGTTTATTAGTAAAAGTAGATTTAGTTTTGAATTTGAAATATTCATCACCATCTTTTGTTTCGCCTAAGCCAATATTAGGATTAGCAAAGGATTTGCCTTTGTATTCCGGCATAGATTTTGCTTTCTCTACTTCCCCCATGAGGAACGCTTTGAATTTTTCGGTTTCCTCTGCTTCAAGCATCAATTTGATTGTCAAACCTATTTCTTGTCCTTCGTAGGTTTCAGGTTTCCGCAAGTGCGGGTACATTGCTACACCTTTAGCAGTTGTATAAATTTGTCTTTTTGCCAATATTAGATACTCTCCATTTCTTTTAAAATTTGTTTGATTTCATCCAGTGCATCTTTTTTCATTTGAATTGCCTGTTCGTAAGCTTCATAGGCAGACAGCAGGCGTAAACGTGGATCACTTTTCGCGCATACTTCCTCAATGTTATCTTGTTCGGCTGTAGGTAAACTGCAAGTTTCTTCAGAGATAATTTTCAACTCGTTAGGACACAAAAACCAACCATTGTCTTCTTCTAAAGTACCATCACATCTATGCCCATCGAAGCCCTCAAATGCAACTGCTATTGTGCCATCACTATCAACATACTTCACCTCACCTATTAAACCTGCGGGTTCATCAGTAAGAGCCTTTACTTTCATACCTTCTTTAAAATCATGTACTGTTAACATTTTTATCATCCTCTTTCTTTATTATTTTCCGGTTGAGCCAATCCCACCGGAACCACGTTTAGTGTCCTTTAGTTCCTTAACGACCTTAAAGGCTACATCTTCGTTCTTTTTGATAAGTAACTGAGCTACTCGTTCACCATGAAACAACCGACAAGGGTAGTCTGCTGTATTATCAATAATCAAGCATAATTCACCTGTATAATCACTATCAATAATACCGACACCATTACCAAGTCTAAGGCGACTATTAGTACCAACTGAAGACCTTAAATAAATCTCTGCATGGTAACCTTTTGGGATACCAAGAGCGTAACCAAGCGGTACAATAGTGCTCTGCCCATGTGGTAAATAATGTTCCCCACAGACAGCAAGGTCATAGCAAGCCGCTTCTTCGGTCTTACTTTCAGGCAAAACTGCATCAGGCTTTAGAACCTTGATGTCGATTGTAAGTGCCTTAGTTTTCTTTGAAGCTGGAGTTGCTGTAATTTCTCTCACCTCCTTTCAGTTAAACAAAAAGTGAGGTCAGAGTTTGTCGACTCTTTCCCCACTATCTGTGACGCTTAGATAAATTCAATTTGAAAATCTTTAGTATCTTTTGGTAGATATACTTTTGCAGGTTTACCACATTTTTGAGCAAGTCTAGCAAGCGCAATTTGAGAACCTGTAATGTAGTCGAAGGTGTCATCAGGGCTACAAGATGCAGATGCTTCTATTGTTTTATCGCCTTTAACGAGGGTAAAAATGATTTTATTACCTTCACGATGCCCGTCTAATTTTTCTTCGTTTAGTGTATTTAATCTTTTTAATTCTTCTAGTGCTTCTTTGCATTGTCTTTTTGAATAGTCATAAAGTGCGTCAAAAAGTGCTTCGTCGCACTCCTTTTGTAATTTTTGCAATATATCTGATGCTGAGTCTTTTTCATTAAGAATGGTTAATTCTTCACAGCTCCAAAGACGTTTGTTGTCCCATGAAAAGTGCCCTCCACGAGAAAATATATTTTGCGTCGATGACTTTTTATCCCATTTAATCACAAAGAGCTTAGTAGAGACAGTAGCTACAGTACCATTCCCACGCTCTTTATGGTGAACTCTAAGCCCCTCTTTGATTTCCTCAGGGTCGATACCTTTGAGGGGTTCTAAACGACTGTAATGTAGCCACCAGCGACCACCCAAATATTTATTTTTAGATAGATCTTGTACGCAATAAAACTCTCCATCTTTCTTTCTAATGACTACTACAGCACCACGCTTAATATATGATGCTACATCTTCTTTAACACGATATTTTTGACCGACGTAAATATCAATTTCTCTCATAATTATTTACCTACCTCTCTCGGGTTAATAGTTTTACCTTCAAGACTCTCAACGAGCCATTTTGCGTAGTCTTGTATTTTCTTAGCTTCCTTAAGCTCTCCTTCGCCATCCTTACGTCCTATACGACACGTATATTTGATGATATTACCACGCAGGTAACCACGAAATGCTTCGGGTGTCATATTGGCTTGCATGGTTTCTATTGGTTG